GCGCTAGTTCCCTTATGGCCCAGCGTCAGCGTGTTGTCGCCTGTCATGGTGTAGTGCTGCCCATTCACAATGAGGACACTGCTCCCACTCTTCCCACGCGCAGGTATGCCTAACACTTGTTGGATGAATTGGTGCGATGACACACTCGCCCACCCATCGGTGCGTAGCACGATCTCGCCGTTGGCCTTGTACGTGATGACCGGGGTCTTGTACAAAACAAACTCCACATCATCGCCGTTCATGCGCACAGAGTAGTTGTCCACATCCCTGCGGTCGCCCAAGGGTCGAATCTCGGGAGACCGCCCCCTGATTGGTACGGCGTTGTCGTGTACCTGTTTGGCGTGTCTAGGGTCAAACACCCTCGGTACTCTCTTCACTGTTGCGTATCCCATTTCATGCTCCTTCAAAAAGTTTCTTAAATTCCATTGCCTTGGCGTGTGTCAGCCCTTCGGCTAAATACTCCCACTTACGCTTCAATATCTGTGCCTCCCATTGGTACTTGCGGCGTATGAGCAATTCTTTGCTTCCATCGTCATTCGTGAACCCCGTGATGCACCAATCGTCTCCCTCCAATGTCTTTGGTATCCCCTCCATCACTCCCCCTGTGCGCGTACTCGGTACGCCTTGAGTTTTTTCAGCGTTGGATATGTTGTCTTGAACATCTCCTTGGCCACCTGTTTACTGCGGCATTCGATCGACTCGGCAACCCATTGCCCGAATCTGTCACACCACCCTGTTACGTAGTATCTGGCTAACATTTGTTAGATTCCCTTTTCATCACTCCTCCTCAATGGAGTACTTCTTGAGAGCTATGCACTCCATCATTCGCTGTATCTCAGCATCCACAAACTCCCATGTGCGGTAGTTCGTAGTCGGAGGCCATGAGTCCTTGCCCTTGTGGTTGACCATACGCATCTTGATGTAGATGCCCGGCAAAAAGTCCTCGCTGTGGGCACAGTCGAACCCGAACCACCACACGTTGCCCTCCCTGCCGCTGTACGTTAGCCCACCATGCGGAGAGTAGTCGTTGCCCATATCCAAGCGGTTGTAGTCCACCCCCACCAAGTCCCCAGTGGTTACACCCACGTAACCGCAAAGCGTGTGCGTTATGGTGTTGCGCCAGATGTGCCCATGCAGTCCTGTCTCTGCGTCCACCCACTCGGCGTTGTCGGGCTCACTCTCCCACGGTCGGTGCGGTTCGATCAGTTTGTACTGGTCATAGATGGATACCAACATGGCTGGCATCCCCGGTGCTTTGATTTCTAACATTTGTTAGTTCTCCTTTTTGAGCATCACATCTGCCAGCATGTTCATGCCAACGTATACAAGCGAGTCGCCACTCTTACGCGCCACATCATTGCCTGAGCGCATAATGTCCACAGGCATCGACCAATAGTCAGGGCCATCATCACCACGTCTGGCAATGACAGTCTTGTTAAAGCCCACGCCGCAGGTGTACCAATCCAGCATGTCACTGAGCACCACCATACTCCCAAGGTATTTGCACTTGTTGCAGTCGTGCGTCCATTTCGGGTTCATCTTCATTCTGTTTTCTCCTCATGTCTCTCGTACATGTTGTACTCGGCACGATGCCAAGGGTGGAACAGTGTTTTATCGCTATCGGGATACTTCTTGCGAAGCATGGTCACGGCATCGCACAACCGCTCATGGATGTTCAACTTTATGTCGCACACGTCCATCAGCCTGTCCTGCACACCGCGCACCTCGGGGTTGCGCATCAACTCCAGCGTCAGCTTGTCGGCTTGGTCGCGTTTGTCGATCAACACTTTGAATAGGTCTCGGGCTTCTTTTAACCCCATCATGGCCTCCAAATCAAAACATCAATACATACCACAATAATGGCAACCAAAAACACCACGCGCATCACGCGCTCGGACAATTTGTAGTCGTTCATCTTCGATCTCCTTACATACATTACGAACCACGCGCCGCGCATCAAGGCGCGAGGCGAACCATTTGGACAGTTGGGGGTCATCGTCTTGCAACAACCCCGGTGGGTAGCCTGTCATGGGGCCGGGCTTAATCCACTTTTTCTTCATTCCCTCTCCTCCTCCTCCTCGGTTGCCTCTACGCCGCACAACTCCATGACCTCGGTCACGGCATGATGGACATCCTCAAAGTACTCGGGATGGATTCCATCTGGGTCGCGCAGGTAGTTGCGCAAGTCCTCGTCTATCGCTTGCAACAGCTTGTGTAGGCGCTCGGTCTGGTCTAGTTCAAAATCTAACATTTGTTAGGCTCCTTGTTTCTCTGGTATTGTTACGTTTACTTGGCTTTGGCTGTGGGCTCAAGTTCAAACCCATCTTCGGTTTCAGTAACCTTAATCTCGCCTTTGGCAATGCGCAGGAATATCTCCCCTGTTATGCGCCTGTGCATGGACACCTCTCCCCTCGCTTTGAAGTACAGAAAAGTCATCGCGGCAAAGCCGATGAAGAGCACGAGTTCAAGTTCGGTTATGGTTATCACAGTGCATCTCCCCGTGTGTGTTTTTGGTTAGTGTTCTTCAGCGTTGTGGGTGCTGACGTAGCGGTAACGTACTGATAATTACCTTTGGTGTATTCCTGCACAATGCACCACGACATGCGTTCCTCTTGGGCGCTGTGTTCTCGGTCGCGTTCGCAGAAGATGCAAAACGCTTGGTACCGTGCGGTCGGTACGTCATCGCCGCAGTCGATACATTCTTTCCAGTCTAAGTCCATCATCATCTAACCTTTCTAACAGTTGTTAGGTTCGGTGGAAACCAGCACAACAAACACAATCCACCGAACCAACTTATATTATACCACAAAGTTATGGGTTTGTCAAGTTTTTAGCTGAAGTGTCCCTCCAAGTAGTAGGCGAGAACGCAGGTGTCCTCAAAGTCGTTGGTTTGGGTTTGCAGTTGGTGTGCGTCATCATCTTGAACCCACACGCTGTCGCCAGTGGTGTTGCAGGTAACTTCATACGCCCAGCCGTTGCTGTAGCTTTTGATGGTGAACTTGCCGTCTGCGGTGTCGAACTCATTGGTGGTCATGGTTTGCCTTTCTTGGGTTGAATCTAACAAATGTTAGATTTTGGGTTGTTGGTCGGGCTTTGTTACATTTTACCTAACCAACTTATATTATACCACAAAGTTATGGGTTTGTCAAGTTTTTAGCTGAAGGGCTGTCTTTGATTTGCGACCAAAGTTACGGAATTTATGTAACAAAGGGGGAAACGTAACGCGAAAACATAACGCGAAAACTTCAATGGAATCATGGGGTTAGAGTGTTTGTATATGTATATGTTATAATGTTATTAGAGAAAAAGGGTATACGAGGCTGGTGGCTTTTGGTGTGTGGTGCAAATTGCGCTTTCTGTCTTGCTCGGAACTTGGTGGACCTTCATACACCTCGTGTAACTTTATAACATATAACAATGCTTTAAAATCAACAACTTACGTGTGGTACGTTATAACATTACAACGCCAAAACATAACAACATAACATTTGTTAGGTTGCTACGCCCACCCGAAGAACTGGTGCAAGAATCATCTCCGTCTGCTCTAACAACTGTTAGGTTCCGTAACATTACGCATCGCTACGCCCACCCGAAGAACTGGTGCAAGAAAAACTCGGGTTAACCCTAACAATGTTATATTCCCAAAAGAAAAAGCCCGACCTAACAAATGTTAGAACGGGCAAACAAAAAAGCCCGCATCATGCGGGCTTGGGTGTGTGAGGGTAGGGGTTAGTCTGTCAATAGCGCGGTATGCACAATGCCACGGCCACGGGCCAAAATCATTTCCTGAATGATTGCATCGCGCAATTCATTGATTAAAACCTGCGCGTCAAACCTTGGGGTTTCCTTGAAATCAAACCCGTTCATATAAGCGCATTCAACCATGCGCTCAATTTGTTGCAGTTTTTTCTCTGTACTTGGTAACATTTCAATTCTCCAAAAAATCTAACATTTGTTAGAACCTGGGGTTTCCCCCAGGTTCATCCTATCAGCCCAACTTGTCGATATCACCGCCAAGGGATTCAAACACTTCCATCAATGTGCCCTTGTAATCGCTAGCGATACATGACACACCTTCTTCTTCAGCCTTGAATATGCGATTGATAATCGTTTTCAATTCGGCCTTGGTTTTGTCGTCAATGTCTGTTGACCCCTTGACGCGGTTTCCCGCTGTGACATAACCCGATGCTTCCTTGACACGTTGCCAATAAACATCGATCGTAGGTTTGCCAAACCCTTCCGCAGTCATGGCCGCTACAAACGCTTCCCGCTCAGCCTTGACACCTTTTTTCAGCGCGCCTTTGAGATCGAACCACTTGGTAGTCACTTGACCCTGATTGTCTGTCAGGTCGAACGTGGCACACAAGGCCATTGCATACACTTTGACCACTTGGCCCGTTTTCTTGGCCGCGCCGACTAAGGCAGTGCGGGAATCAATCAAGCTGTTGACAGCTTGGGCCACGGGAGAAACCACGCTAACGTTTTGGATATTATCCATTTTGCTTCTAAACCTTCTAACAATGTTAGGTTTGCACAGTGCGCTACCTATCTTGAGCATACATACAAGGTTATCTTGTTTGCATGACTATATTATACCACAATTTACCCCAAAGTCAAGTTTTTTAGGGAAACAATAATTTATTTCCTGGCGGGTATGGGATAACGATGTTAATTGTCATTCTGACAAGCGACCCACCCACCCAAAACTACGACAAAGGGAGGTGGGGACCCCTTACACTCTGTGTTGCACACTAGATACCCACCCCCATACTTTTTATAACAATACCCCCCTCCCCCCATTCATTTTTTACTCCCCCCGGAAACTCGCCATTTTTAAAAACACCCCCGTCAAGGGGACCCAAAAGAAAAGCTTGCACCCACTATTATTTTTCTGTTACATTCCGGCCATCTCCCGTTTACTCGGTGCCCATGATAGAACTACAGCCCACTGCGGAACATCCGGTTCCATACGACTTGTCCGACGAGCAGCCCAAGACTCATGCGGACAGCATCGCTATTGCAATAAACACAGTAGACCTAATCAACGAGCTTGGACCTACTATAGATTTCGATGAAGGTGATTTGCACAGAGCAAGTGACCTGATTACGGGCGCAGAAAAACCCAAGGAGAAGAAGACGTTCTCCAAGTCGGCAGAGGCTGCGGCTGCACACTACCTCGTCAAGAAGTTCGACTTTCAAGCGTTCTCGGATGCGCTGCAAGCGAGGAACTTCATCACAAACAAATTGATTGCGCTGGCTGACAGTGGCGACCCGAAGATCGAGATCAAGGCGCTGGAGTTGCTGGGCAAGCACTCAGACATTGGGCTCTTTACCGAGCGCAGCGAGATCACAATCAACCACACCACGTCCACTGCGTTGGAGAACTCTATTAAAGAGAGAGTCAAACGCCTGCTAAACAGCGACGTGATAGACATAACACCCTTGGACGACTTGGATGCGCAGTTGGGGCCGACCCAACCCGTCGAGGCGTTTGAAGAAGTAAAAGATACCCCGGATTCCGAGGTAGAGAACAATGAGTGATATCTCCCTCAAGGACATTGAAGCCCTGATTGACAGTGGCAAGTTGTCTGAGTCGGACATGCGGGTGCTGGAAGCCCAGTTAACCAAGCTTGAGAAGCTCAAAGATCGGGAACTTTCGCAGGAGAGGTTCATCAAGTTTGTGGAGAGGGTCTGGCCGACCTTCATTTCGGGCGCTCACCACAAGAGAATGGCCAATGCGTTCGAGAGAGTGGCCGCTGGGACGTGCAAACGGCTCATAATTAACATGCCGCCCCGGCATACCAAGTCAGAATTTGCGTCCTACCTGCTTCCGGCTTGGTTTTTGGGCAAATTTCCACACAAAAAAGTGATTCAGGCGTCCCACACTGCCGAGTTGGCCACGGGGTTTGGTCGAAAAGTGCGAAATTTGGTGGATACTGAGATTTATCACGAGATTTTTCCTGATTTGACGCTCCAACAGGACTCAAAAGCGGCTGGACGGTGGAACACCAGCAAGGGCGGTGACTATTTCGCCATTGGTGTGGGCGGTGCGGTGACGGGTAAGGGTGCTGACGTGCTCATTATTGACGACCCACACTCAGAACAAGAGGCCGCGATGGCCGCGAGCAACCCCGATGTGTACGACAAGGTGTATGAGTGGTACACGTCAGGTCCGCGTCAGCGTTTGCAACCGGGTGGGGCGATTGTGGTTGTGATGACGCGCTGGGCACAGCGAGATTTGACTGGCCAAGTGCTCAAAGCCGCCGCTGCGCGGGGCGGTGAAGAGTGGGAAGTGATCGAGTTCCCGGCCATCCTACCTTCGGGTAATCCCTTATGGCCACAGTTCTGGAGTCTGGACGAGTTGTCCGCGCTCAAGGAAGAACTGCCTAATAGTAAGTGGCAGGCACAGTACCAGCAGAACCCAGTAGGTAACGAGTCAGCTATTGTCAAGCGTGATTGGTGGCAGTGGTGGGAGGAGGAAGACCCACCCCAGTGCGACTACATCCTCCAGACGTGGGACACGGCCTTTGAGAAGAACCAGCGGGCCGACTTCTCCGCTGGGACGACGTGGGGGGTGTTCAACCACAAAGCTGATGGCAACAGGCCCAACATCATCTTACTCAACACGTACAAGAAGCGCGTCGAGTGGGTGGAGTTGAAACGAGACGTGCTCAAGGAGTACAACGACTTTGAGCCTGATGGCCTGCTTATTGAGAAAAAAGCAACCGGAGCGCCGCTGATCTACGAGCTACGAGCAATGGGCATACCTGTGCAGGAGTACACGCCTAGTAAGGGCCAAGACAAAATTGCCCGTCTTAACTCAGTCTCAGACATAATCGCGTCAGGAAAAGTATGGGTGCCCAAAACAAGGTGGGCAGAAGAGTTAGTAGACGAGATCGCTGCGTTTCCGTCAGGCGAGCACGATGACTTGGTAGACGCAACGACTTTGGCGCTTATGCGGTTCAGGCAGGGTGGGTTCCTCCGTCTTCCGATCGACGAGCCCGAAGAGATTCAATGGTTTAAGAGCCCGCGCAGAGAGCGGTTTTACACAGTTTGATTTAAGGACGGATCATGGCCACAGGTTCAATTGACAAAGGTTTGTATGCAGCCCCCTTGGGTCTTGAGGATTTTCCCGAGCCCGATCTGGAGATAGAGATTGAAGACCCCGAGTCTGTAACTCTTGATATGGGCGACATAGAAATCCAACTGCGCCCCGAGAAGGAAACCGACGAAGAATTTGATGCCAACTTGGCCGAGTTCATGGACGACAGTGAGTTGCAGTCCTTGGGCGAAGAGTTGGTTGAAGAGTTTGGTAAGGACATCAATGACCGCAAGGACTGGATGCAGACCTATGTGGACGGGCTGAAGTTGTTGGGCTTGAAGTACGAAGACCGCACGGAGCCGTGGCAAGGTGCTTGTGGTGTGTTCCACCCCATGCTCACTGAGAGCGTAGTGAGGTTCCAGAGCGAGGGCATCACCGAGACGTTCCCAGCCGCTGGGCCTGTGAAGACTGTCATTCTTGGCAAGGACACCCCGGAGGTAGAAGAAGCGGCGGCGCGAGTTCGTGAGGACATGAACTATCAGTTGACCGACGTGATGTACGAGTACCGCCCCGAGCACGAGAAGATGCTGTGGAACCTGCCCATTGCGGGCTCTGCGTTCAAGAAGGTGTACTACGACCCAAGCAAGGGACGCCAGATGGCGGTGTTCATCCCCGCTGAAGACATCGTTGTGCCCTACGGCGCGAGTAACTTGGAGACTGCCGAGCGGGTCACGCACGTCATGCGCAAGACCAAGAATGAAGTGGCCAAGCTCATGGAGGCTGGGTTCTACATGGACGTAGACCTGGGCGAGCCCACGTATGATTTGGACGACATTGAAAAGCAGAAGGCCGAGGAGATGGGCATGTCTGCAATACAAGACGACCGATATAGGTTCCTTGAGATGCACGTCGATCTGGACTTGGCTGGGTATGAAGACAAGGACAAGAAGGATCGACTGACTGGTATCGCACTGCCATACGTTGTGACTGTTGAAAAGGGCACGCGCAAGATCGTGGCCATACGGAGAAATTGGTACGAGGGCGACAAGCTCCATATCAAGCGCCAGCACTTTGTTCACTATCAATACATTCCAGGGTTTGGGTTCTATGGGTACGGCCTTATTCATCTTATTGGTGGCTATGCCAAATCTGCCACTATGCTCATTCGTCAGCTTGTGGACGCAGGCACCCTTTCTAACCTGCCGGGCGGTCTCAAGTCCCGTGGGCTCCGAATCAAAGGAGACGACACCCCCATCCAGCCCGGCGAGTTCCGAGATGTAGATGTGCCAAGCGGCTCAATCAGGGACAACATCCTGCCCCTGCCGTACAAAGAGCCAAGCCAAGTGCTGTATCAACTGTTTGATCGCATCGTCCAAGAGGGGCGTTCGTTCGCTTCCAGCGGCGACATGAAGGTCAGCGACATGAGCAGCCAAGCCCCCGTGGGCACCACATTGGCCATCCTTGAGCGCACTTTGAAAGTGATGGGAGCCGTGCAAGCGCGGATGCACTTCACGATGAAGCAAGAGTTCAAGCTCTTGAAGGTCATCATCGCCGACTACACCCCAGACGAGTACGACTACGAGCCCGTGGACGGTAGCCGCAAGGCCAAGAAGGGTGACTATGAATTGGTGGACGTGATCCCTGTGAGCGACCCCAATGCCAGCACGATGGCCCAGAAGGTTGTGCAGTATCAGGCGGTCCTTCAGCTTGCCCAGTCAGCCCCACAGTTGTACAACTTGCCCCTGTTGCACCGTCAGATGATCGAGGTGTTGGGGGTTAAGAATGCAGCCAAGCTGGTGCCGATCGAGGACGACTTGACGCCTGTGGACCCTGTGCTGGAGAACCAGAATCTGTTGACGGGCAAGCCTGTTAAGGCGTTCGTTGAGCAGAACCACGAGGCGCACATCCAGTCGCACATGGCTGCAATCCAGAATCCGAAGATTCAGCAGTTGATGCAGATGAACCCACAGGCGCAGGCGATCATGGCGGCGGCTATGGCCCACATCAACGAGCACATGGCGTTTGAGTATCGCAAGCAAATTGAGGTGGAGCTTGGTGTGCCACTGCCCACGGAAGAGCAGAACAAGCACATCCCGCCCGAGATTGCCGATCAGATTGCAATCATGGTGGCCCAGGCATCGCAAAAGCTCACGCAGCAAGCACAGCAGGAAGCCCAACAACAGCAGGCTCAGCAGCAGATGCAGGACCCCATCGTCCAGATGCAGATGCAGGAACTCCAGATCAAGATGGAGGAGTTGAAGCTCAAGCAACAAAAGCAACAGATCGACGCTGCGGCCAAGGCCGACCAGATGCGAATCGAAGAGTCACGTATTGCGTCTCAGAAAGAGATTGCGGCAATGCAAGTCGCGGCTACAGCAGCCGCTGCGAAAGACAAGCTCACTCGCCAAGGTGAGATTGAAGGAGTTCGTATGGGCATGGACGCGGCCAAACACCGCGCTCAAATGGCTGTACAGCAAGCGCAACGGGCAGCGCAAAAAACGCCTAGTAAACCCAAGAAGGAGTGAGATTGAACGACTACAAGTTGTTGGCTGTAGTTGCCAAAGAGATCGAGAAGACGCGACAGGAGCAAATCGCTTTCGTCGCTGCAAGTCGAGCCGATACCTTTGACGAATACAAAAAAGTCTGCGGAGTCATCCGGGGTCTGAACCTCGCAGAAAACATCATTAACGACCTTGTGCAAAAAATGGAGAAGTCTGATGACTGAGTTTGACGTAGCGGCAGTAGACCTGTCTGGAATCTTGAACACCACTGCGGAGCAAAAAGCCAAGCAGTTGCCTGACCCCAAGCGGTTTCATATGCTGTGTGTCGTTCCCGAAGCAATGGAGGAATACCACGACAGTGAAGTGGGGCTGATTAAAGATGCCAAGACAATGCACTATGAGGAAGTGCTCACTCCGGTTCTATTCGTTGTGAAGCTTGGCCCCGACTGCTATACAGACACTACCCGGTTCCCCAGTGGACCGTCGTGCAAGGAAGGTGATTTCATCATCGTCCGACCCAATTCAGGCACCCGTCTGAAGATTCATGGCCGTGAATTCCGCATCATCAACGATGACTCGGTTGAAGCAGTCGTGGAAGACCCCCGTGGAATTACACGAGCATCATAAGGAACCATCATGGCAACATTGCCCGCATTTAAAGGTGAAGACTACAAGTTTCCTGATGAACAGGAGGCCGTTGTTGAAGACAAGTTTGAGGTAGAAATCGAGGACGATACCCCTCCAGAGGACCGTGGGCGCAAGCCTATGAAGGAGCCTGTGGAAGACCCGACCGAAGACGAACTATCCTCCTATGACGAGAAGGTACAGGCTCGCATCAAGAAGTTCACCCGTGGATACCACGATGAGCGTCGCGCCAAAGAGGAAGCTCTGCGCGAACGAGAAGCCGCCGAAACCTTCGCCCGACAGGTGTTTGAGGAGAACAAACGTCTCCAACAGCAGCTTTCTACGGGTAGCAAGGCGTTTATTGAGCAGACGCAATCCACCGCTGAAATCCAGCTTGGTGCCGCCAAAAAGCGGTACAAAGAAGCTTATGAAGCAGGGGATGTAGATGCACTTGCCGACGCACAAGCGGATATCGCCAAAGCTACCTTGAGGATGGACAAAGCCTCTGATATGAAGCCTATCGAGGTGGAGGACAAACAGTTTGTCTCCGCCCAACCCGCCACTCCTAAGTTGGATCGCCGCACTCAAAAGTGGATAGATTCCAACAAAGAATGGTGGGGGGTAGACGATGAGATGACTATGACTGCTATGGGGCTTGACAAGAAGTTACAGAAGCAGTATGGTGCCGACTATATAGGTACTGAAGAGTACTTTGAAACCATCGATAAAACGATGCGCAAGAGATTTCCTGAGAAGTTTGAAGACGCTCAGAGCGATGAGGATGACGAACCGCCTCCAAATAAAAGAACGTCAGAACCGGCCTACGAGGATGATCCTCCACGCCGTGCAACAAAACCCGCTGCGGTGGTGGCCCCGGCCTCCCGTAGCACCCCGCCTAACCGTATTAAGTTAAAGGGGTCCGAAGCTGCGATCGCTCGCAGGCTTGGGGTCCCGATTGAAGAATACGCTAAACAGGTTGCCAAACTAAGAAGAGGTGAATAATGGATCAGATTCAAGTCAAAGCTGCTGAAAAAGCACAAAACCGTATGAGCCGTGAGTTGGACTCTCGTGCCGTGATGCAACGCCCAACAGCGTGGCGTCCGCCTGAGACCCTGCCCGCCCCGGATGAACGTCCGGGTTGGAAGCACCGCTGGGTGCGCACTGCCACGATGGGGATTGCTGATCCAAGTAACATTTCTTCACGGTTACGCGAAGGTTACGAGCCGTGTAAAGCGGACGAGTATCCCGAGCTAATGATGCACGCTACCACTGAAGGTCGCTTTAAAGGCAACATTGAAGTGGGTGGACTGTTGCTCTGTCGGATTCCAAGCGAGTTTTTGGAACAACGTATGAAACACTACGACAACCAAAACAAGGCTCAAATGGACTCCGTGGACAACAATTTTCTTCGTGATAGTGATCCTCGTATGCCTCTGTTCTCAGAGAAGAAAACGAAGGTTACTTTCGGTTCTGGTTCTTAAACTTGGAGTCTTAAATGGCATATCCTACGATCGACAAGCCTTACGGCTTGAAGCCGATCAATCTGTATGGCGGTACCCCCTTCGCGGGCGCTACTCGCCAGTATCGGATTGCTTCTGGCTACAACACTGGAATTTTTTACGGTGATGTTGTTGAGATGATTGACAATGGCACGATTATCAAATCTGCTATTACGACCGCTCGCGCAACCGTAACGACTTCACAGGTCATTGGCATTTTCTTGGGTTGTTCTTACGTTAACGCGCAAGGCCAAACCACTTTTGCCCAATACTTTCCTGCAAACACCGCAGCCCCCACGGGTACGTACATTACCGCTTACGTGTGTAATGATCCCAACACCCTGTTTAAAGCTGTGATCGCCGCAGGCGCAACTCCTGACGATGCAACCTCTGGTTTGCTGCCTTCCTCTACTACGGAATTTACCGTTATTGGTACTAACGTAGCTTTGGTGCAGAACACTGGTTTGACGACTACTGGCGATAGCCGCGTAGCCGTTGCATCGTCTGCTGTCACTGGAACACTGCCCATGAACGTTGTTGACGTTGTTACTGACACGTCTTATGTCAACGGCTCTGGCAACGTTGTGTTCCCCGAGATCATCGTTCGTTGGAACTTTGAGATTCATACCACCACTATCGCTTCTGGCGTTTAATCAAGGAGCTAAATCATGGCTATTTCACGCGCACAACTGCTGAAAGAGTTGCTCCCAGGTCTGAACGCTTTGTTCGGTATGGAGTACGCTCGCTACGGCGAAGAACACAAAGAAATCTACGAAACTGAGACTTCTGAGCGTTCATTTGAAGAAGAGACCAAACTGTCTGGATTCTCCGCCGCTCCGGTGAAGAACGAGGGCTCTGCCATTGCTTATGACAATGCGCAGGAAGCTTGGTCAACCCGCTATACGCACGAAACCATCGCCTTGGGTTTCTCGATCACTGAAGAAGCGGTCGAAGATAACTTGTACGACAGCTTGTCTGCTCGTTACACCAAGTCGCTGGCTCGCGCTATGGCTTACACCAAGCAAGTCAAGGCCGCTGCGGTTTTGAACAACGGCTTCTCCAACACCTACCCCGGTGGTGATGGCGTTTCCCTGTTCAATGCCAGCCATCCCTTGATCTCTGGTGGTGTCAACAGCAACACTCCTACCACCCAGATCGATTTGAACGAGACTTCCTTGGAAGCCGCCGTTATTCAGATCGCAGCTTGGACGGACGAGCGTGGTTTGTTGATCGCAGCCAAGCCCAAGAAAATGGTTGTTCCTCCTTCACTGATGTTCGTTGCCAAGCGTTTGCTGGACACCGAACTGCGTGTTGGTACTGCTGATAACGATATCAACGCTATCAAGCAGATGGGCGCAATTCCCGAAGGCTACTGTGTCAATCACTTTTTGACCGACACCAGCGCATGGTTCCTGACCACTGACGTGCCCAATGGTATGAAGCACTTTGTCCGTACTCCGCTGCAAAACAGCATGGACGGCGACTTCGACACTGGTAACGTCCGTTACAAGGCCCGTGAGCGTTACAGCTTCGGCTGGTCTGATCCCTTGGGTATGTGGGGTTCTTCAGGTTCGACCTGATAGTTTCAGTACGGTAGAGGTGACTGGCCTGCCACTAGGGCTCCTTCGGGAGCCCTTTTTATTTGTTGCACGCCATTTTCTTTTGGTGTATATTGCATTCATTCCGGGGTTCCCGGTGTATCTGACAGTCCCGGCTGACGACATGCAGACAGATACACTCCACTTGCATGTAAGGAAATTATCATGGCACGTACTTCTTTTTCGGGTCCAGTCAGGGCTGGCTATCAGGGCGGCACCGCAGCCGCGCAACAGCCACTCACCCCCACAACTATTAACACGGGTACTGTAATCCCAGTTAATGAGGGGACAGCAATTTCTGGCTTCTATTCCCGTGTAATGCCAACCACAGGTTTTGGCTCAAGCAGCTACTTAACCCCCGGTGAGGCTTTTTCTGTATTTGGGCGTGTCCAGTGCGGCGCTCCTTTTTCTGTAGCTCCTTCTACTACTTTTAACCACATGGCTGGTACAGTAGGTGAATTTGCAGTTATTGGTACATACGCTAACAACGGCCTAATGGCGGGCGTGCTGGGTATCATCAACACCAACACTTTGTCTGGCGATGCTGCTGTTATGGCATTTATGGACGGCGACGCTGGTTTAACTACCGCTCGTTGCGCTTTTGGTGTTGCGATGGCTCAAACTACCGGGGGTTCAGGTTTTGAATACGGTCTTGACCTAAAAATGCAAGACCCTGTTGCTGATGGTGGTGGCCCCTCCAGCATTACTCCCTACCAAAAAGCCAATATCCGCATGGAAGACGACGTTGTAGTTATGGTTAACACGGGTGCTCCTGTTGACGGTACAACGGGCGACAACTTTGCTGGCCCCGGCTCCATGTATGTTGACAGCACTGGTGCAAACCTTTACATCCAGACGGGAGTAATTACCAGCCCGGTTTGGAAATTGGTTACTCGCGCTGCTTAATGTTGACTCATAAAGACCCAGAGGTCCAAGCTATGCTTGGGCTTTTGGAGAACCAAAGAGATTACGCTATGGGGCTTGTAGCGGCAATGGCGAAGGAAAATGCGGAGTTAAAAGCCCGCATATTAGAAGCGCCAAAACCAGAGCAGCAAAATGACTAAAGGAGTCGTAAATGCAAACTGACATCCTAGCGAGTCGCCCGCGAACTGACGACGGGCAGCTTCTGGACCAAGCAGGTGAAAACATTGGGCGTGCCCGTATCAAGGCGCTCCTGATTGTGCCCACTACCGCCGCTGGCGTTGTGGTGTTCAAAGACGGCGGGGCTTCTGGTTCCACCAAAATGACCATCAATATGCTGGCCAACTCTACCAACTCAGACTACATCATCCTTCCGGGTGAGGGCGTGCTGTTTCAAACAAACATCTACGTGGACGTGACCAGCATCGCTTCCGTAATGGTGTGGTATGGCTAAATCTCCTGCATGGACTCGCAAGGAAGGCAAGAACCCCAAGGGTGGTTTGAACGCCAAGGGACGGGCTTCCTACAACAAAGCCAATCCGGGCAAGCCGGGGTTAAAAGCCCCGCAGCCCGAGGGCGGCAGCAGGCGAGACTCCTTCTGTGCAAGGATGACTGGGATGAAGAAAAAACTCACATCCGAGAAGACAGCCAACGACCCAAACAGTCGGATTAACAAGAGCCTACGGGCTTGGAAATGTTGAGGTAGACCATGCCAAAAGGCTTCCCAAAACGAGGTGATGACCAATTGCTCGAAGGTGGCGGCGCGGGTGCTGGCGCAGGTATTCGCAATACCAAGTGGAGCAGTATGCCTTCGCTTAAAAGCAACGCCAGCACTATTGGTGACCTCAAAAAGATTGTCTCTGACACCTCTAAGCTCAAGGGCGCAGCAAAAGCTGCTAAGGAGGAGGCGATCGATCGTGCCATTACTCGGACTGGCGTTCGTGCGGCTGGGGCCGGGGCGGCTGGAGCCGGGTTGAAGTCGATCAGTTCTGCTGGGGCTTCCGAGGGCAAGAAAGAAGACTCCGACTCTGGTGACACAGCGGACAAAAATTACGACGTGCCGGGGGGTTTCTCCGGCAAAGGCATGAAGAAAGGCGGCATGACCGCTTCTCGTCGTGCCGATGGCATCGCCACCAAAGGCAAAACTAAGGGTAGGTTTGTCTGATGGAAATGGCTATCTGGAACGCTATTTTGACGGCCTTTCTGGGGCTAATTGGTTGGAATCTGAAAGAGAAGTCCGATGAGATCAAACGCCTTCAGATTTTGATTAACAAGACCCGAGAAGAAATGCCTAAAGAGTACGTGACCAAGGTAGACTTGCACGCAGATATCAATCGAATCATGGACAGGTTGGACAGGCTAGAAACCAAGATCGACATGTTCATGAAGGAGCAGCGAAGTGCCCTCAGTTAGCAAGAAACAACATAACTTCATGGCGGCGGTGGCCAACAACCCAGCGTTTGCCAAGAAGGCCGGAGTTCCTCAAAGTGTGGGGCAAGATTTTGCCGCCGCTGACAAAGGCAAGAAGTTTGGCACGGGTAGCCGTGCTGATTTGCAAGGTGTAAACAAGCCCAAAACCGATCAGGGCAAAAACAAACTTTTTAACAAAGGTGGCGAAATGAAAGAATCCAAAGCGATGGTCAAAAAAGAAGTGTCCTTCATGAAAAAGAAGGGCGCACCTGCGTCGATGGTTAAGCACGAAGCTGCTGAAATGAAGGGTATGAAAAAAATGGCATCTGGCGGCATTACTACCGCCAAAATGGGCACTGTTAAAACCGCTGCTCCCAGCCGGGACGGACTTGCTGCCAAGGGTAAAACCAAGGGCACTCAAGTCAAGATGACTGGTAGCAAACCTCTGGGTATGAAAAAGGGCGGCAAAGCCTAAAAGGAGCCTGACATGGCACGAGGACGAGATTTAGCTGGGCTTGCTGCCCTCGCTGGGTTGGCCTACATGGCCAACAAAAAAGGCAAAGACGAAGAAAAAGGCATGGACGCCCGTGGCAAAGCCGAAATGGCGCGTATGGCTGCTCTGGGTACAGAGGAAGCCGCTCCCGCTAAGATGGACGCTGGCAGCTTCGGGTATGGCGACGCCGGTGCGGCGGTTGATGCCGCGTCAATGGCCGAAATGGGGCCTCGCGGCTCCCGTGCCAAAGTCAGTCCCGATACAGGAGAACTGTACTATCCAGAAGGCGCTCCCACGCCCGCTCGTGCCGCTCCTACTCGTTCCGCCGCTGCGGCTCCTGCTCGCCCCAACATTGTGAGCCGGGAAGAGGGGATGAAGAACTACGTTCCTCGTCGTACCCCAACACGCGAAGAATTCAAAAAAGGCGTAATGGAGTATATTGGCAGAACCTCAAACGAGAAAGCCCAAACTCCCGCCCAAGCCGCTGTTGCTTCTAAACCCAAGCCCAGAGCTTTGAGTATGTCCGACAAGCTAAACCCAGATAGCACCGACACTGATACTGAAGGTGGGCTTCTTGGTAGGCGGGTACGGGCCGCGCTGGGTTCCAAATACAAAAAAGGTGGCGTGGTCAAGAAAATGGCCAACGGTGGTGCGACTTCGGCTTCTAAACGCGCTGACGGTATTGCCTCTCGTGGCAAGACCAAGTGCAAAATGTATTGAGGTAAATCATGGCTGAATCTAACGCTGGCGCAGGTCGCGGCAAGCAAGGTGGCCCAACGGCTAAAGAGCTTGCAGACTACGACAAAAAGCAGAATGCAGGTATCTACACGGCAGAGAAGGGTAACCCACCCCAAGACATAGACAGCGCATCAGCGCCCGTCAAAAAAGCTTCGGGTGGTACTGCCTCAAGTCGTGCCGATGGTATTGCTGTGCGGGGTAAAACCCGTGGGACGATCATCAAATGATGGCCAGCCGTGGGATGGGGGCAATCAACCCCAAGAAGATGCCGACCAAAAAGGTCATCCATCGCACGGATAACCCCAACGATGTGGACATGTACGCCGAAGGTGGCGGCGTGAATGCTGCTGGCAACTACACCAAACCGAGTATGCGTAAGTCGTTGTTCAATTCTATCAAGAATTCAGCGACGCAGGGTACGGCGGCAGGTCAGTGGTCAGCCAGAAAAGCGCAGTTGCTTGCCAAGAGGTACAAGGCCGCAGGTGGGGGGTACAGAGATTGAAAGCCCCGCAGCAGTCGCTTAAAAATTGGACAGACCAGAAATGGAGGACCAAAAGTGGTAAACGCTCTTCTGACACGGGTGAAAGATATCTTCCAAGTGCTGCGATCAAAAGTCTCAGCCCTGCTGAGTACGCTGCGACAACGAAAGCAAAGCGAGCAGGTAAAAAAGCCGGAAAACAATTTGTAGCGCAACCTAAAAGCATTGCAAAGAAGA